ATATATTTGTCGCAGAGTGCCCTTCTGCCGAGACGATAACCTTGGGGTTTAGCTTTGCGTACATCGTTCCTGATATTGGAATGACTGACCAGTGGATGTCCTGTTGACCTATACTGGCGTCTGCATCAGCATTTATCCGGTTCACGGTTACATTGGACGCGGTTGTTTGTTCGTAAACAACTCGAAGGGTTGTCTTGCCATTAACGCTAAAAACACCGCACACCTTAACAGGGTTAACACCTTCTCCAACTGCTGTTGTTGCGCCATCTATTGATGACGGTATTCTTTCGCCGCCTTCTGTAAGAATCGTTTGACTTGCGTTACCGGTTTCGACCACCTGAAAAGCTGCGTTTACGTAACCGCTTGCGTCTGTATATGCAAGATGACCGAAACTAGCACATGCCCTAACCTTTCCTACCCATCCATCAAACGTAATGCCTACATGCTCATTAGCAGTACATGTAGTGTCGCCAATGTCCGCTTCCTCAGTTCCAGCACACGCTATCGCCACGTTATTAAATGATGTGTTGTTAACCAGGCTTAACGAGGCATTGTCTATTGCAGTATAGGTGGACACTGAAGAGAACCCAAGCCCAGGATTACCCCCACCTATATTAGCATCTACATACCAGTCAGTGTTTTGGGTTAGGAATTGGGTCTCTGGTAATTTCCTAGTGGCGTGATAAGTTAACTGTGTAACCTGGCCAGCATTATTTAGATTGTTAAACGATCCAACTGTAAAGTAATCCCCAACGTCCATGTTCAGGTTGGCAGTACACAGACTCACCCCAGTTGCACCTTGAGCAATACTTCCAGTGCTAACGCTTGTTCCGTTTAACTTTATAACACATTGCTCGCCAGCGGTAGACATTGCTCCGTGGTATCCGATGGTTGCCTTTACGTTATCATATTGAGATGTGAACCTTGTCTCTGTTCCGCCGTCAACTTCCGTGATTAGCGTTGTGTCTCCGGTTGTTGCTGTAGTCGCTGAACCGCTAAACTCAATATTTAGAGCTAAACTTGTTAATGTATTTTGTGCCTCGTACTTCCATGTTTGCTGCTCTTGATATCCAGTAGCAACACTAGGCTCCAATGCTTTAATCACACACTCATCTACAAAAACATCGTCTGTAATCGCACTGTCTGTAGTGACTCTCCAGCACATTTTACCAGTGCCATCAACTATCATAGAGCTGACAACTTTCTTCCATACGTCTGCCCCGTCGTAGTCAGTACACAGCGGATCAGTGACATCATTAGATGAGCAGAGGTTAACTGCGCTCGATGATGACTTGATAAAGCATGATACCTCTACGCTAGTATTGGCATGTTCCGTATAGGTCTCACACTGTTCTACGTCTGCCTGTTGAGAGCTAAGAGCTATCTTTAGTCCCTTTCCGTCAGGAGCGTGATAAACAGTTGAGGATTCGCTAGTTATTGTACCAGTGTTTGATGTCACGTTAGAGATATCAGTTTCGAATGATCCGTCAGTTAAAAAGTTAATACCGCCACCAGCACCACCACCGGCCTTTGCCCAAGATGTACCGTTATAGGTAAACAAGCTATTTATATCACTGTCCCAAACACAAAGCCCCTCGGCTGGTGTGCCTATAGCGTTTTTTTGCGAAGTGGTCATCGATGGACATGGCTTACTGCCCTTGCTTGTGCTTATGACTTGGAAGATACTGTCCACGTCTAACGTTGGCCCACCAACACTCAGTTTACGTTCCCACCCAAAACAGGCAGTTGCTAGAAGAAAAAGAATAACAATAATTAAATGTTTCATATCTAAAATGACCTCACTGTAAAGTTCATATTGCCAGAATAACCTGTTCCACTCATGTTTGAGCTTTTGTACTGTACCTGTCCAGTATATGGGCCAGACCCCGTTGTTGCAACTTGAAACGGGAAGTCTTCAGTGGCCGACATATCCATGGCATCATCACTACCATAAGATCTCCCAGGCTCTAATACCCATGTATTGCTGTCCGAATTATAAAATACTGCAAACTTTAAGACCTCTATTTTATGGTCAGAATCTGTGCTGCGCTCTATTCGCGCAGAAACCTCAACCCCTGTCTCCCTATCGCTAACAAAACGCAGACCCGTAACGTCACCCCAGGCCGATTGGTCATTGGCCACTGTGAAGCTATCAGAATTATCACCGATATTAATAAGGGCACTACTTATTATCTTATAATATCTGTCCCTATCGTTCGCAAAAACCAACTCTCCATCATGCGTCCCAAGTCCGGCATAGGTCTCTAGATTATCGTATGTGTCGGAGTATGGGATAAATGAACTACTGGAAATATTCTTATTTGTTATCGCCTGAGCACTAGATATATCAGCAACCTCAACCTCACTCCCGGCAGCTCCAACTTTAAATTTCGAAGTTGCCGAATCGGCGTATATAATAGATCCATCAGTTCCTGTTCTTTCGACTGTGACGCCAGCACCTTCAGATGAAGCATCATTGCCACCGTTGTTGACCACTATGTTTTTATCTTTGACTTCAAGATTGTCTGTGTCAACGGATGTGGTGGTTCCCTGGACAGTGAGATCCCCCGTTACAACCATTGTATCGGATACCGTAACGCCTGACTCGTCCAGAGTTATGATGTCACTCAGGGCCGTTTCTCCTGCCTTGACTCTTTGTATAATTATTCTAGTTCCACCTTGAGTGGTGGTGTGATTCTCTAGGGCAACGGATTTTATTGCGGACCCATCCACTTCTCCACCGGCCTCATCGGTTGATGTTGACTTAAAGGTTCCGAGGGTATCACCACTTAACACTTGGCCGTTTGTATTAACTCTCTCTTTGTGGGCCACAAACTCTGGGCCAACAGTTGACTCAACTATTGCCGTAGCCTTAACCCCGGAAGTCGAATCAGCTCCGACTGCTTCAATAGTATTCGATGGAGACACAGTGCCAATTCCAAGCTTTTTATCGTTAGTTATCCTAATGGCCTCAACCAACGCTGAACCGCTATCAGCGGTTATATAAAAAGCAATCTCTGCACCCCTGGTTGATGATGTCACGTCATCCACAGATATAGATCTAATCTTCGCCTGAGTGTAGGCAACGGCAGATCCATCTTGGCCAATAAATTCAACCTCACCAAGAACATCACTTGTCAGCGTTTGCCCACCACCGGCAATTCTATTTTTCCGAAGCTTTAGCAGTGCCCCTAATGCGTCATCGCTGTCTTTCACAATTGAAAATTCATCACTAGTGTCAGAGAGAATTAAACCAGCAGTAGTTTTGTTTAGTTGAAAAACCTCAATATCTTGAGTCCCGTCATAAATATAAAAGGTCAGAATGCCGTCGTCTGGATCATTGTACTTAACCCAGTACCCATACGCCTGTAGGTTTGCTGGCCTAGATGTATCACCGGAAAAGCCGCTTGCCACTGCATCCTTAAAGGAATTCAACAGCGTCGCTAACTGTGTGCCACTCGTACTGGCCGGATCAATGTCACTAAAAATGCTTTGACTCATATTAATTTCTCCTTAAATGACAGAAGCGTTTTTCCTTCCGTAACCTTTAACTATTATGTCGCATTGCCGTTCTACTAATGTATCAGTATTATCATATATTTTTAATGTGAAACCGTCCAAAGTTTTGCTAGTAACTCTATGATAGTCCCCAGTTTGCGCATCGTCTATCGTTACCCCTATGGTTGGCGAGCTTCCTGGTCCTGCAAACGATGGAGAATACGTTATATTATAACCAGTTACGGGAACAGTAATGTCCTGGTAAGACTCAATCCTGTCAGGCATATCCGCCCTAATTATACCATCGTACACCCTGGGGGAAACAGATGCTTTATTCGATATTAATTTTAACCTAAATTGAAAAATTCTGCCCGTAAAATCACCAACAGTGAACGCCTTCCAGTCGGTCCAGACGTCGGTTGACCCGCTATCAAGGGCAGCTACACCCGTTAGGGTTGTCCAGGTTGACATAACTATAAACTCGTCAGTCGCTCGATATTGCGAAATTACATCCCAATCGCTCACTGTAGACGATTGCAATAAAGCTACGGAAGATAGAGGAATCCATGAACTCATCAAGTCGTCGTCATCAAACCCTTCGGCCTCGATTAAACTCTGAAGCCTGACCGTGTATATCTCACCAAGATCTAGCAGATTGGTATAATAGTAATACCCTGCATCATAATATTCAGTAATACCACCACCACCACCAGAGGCCTTTTCTTGAAGAACCAGCTCGCTACCGAAGGTGGTAACCTGATCCATCGTGCCTGAGAGTGTTGGGAAGTCATTAGTTTCCTCTATAACATTCAGTCCCACAAGGTTTGGAATAGATGTAATGGCCAAAGCAGCATTATCTGACTCGTTGCCATTCCAGTCCACTGCTTTAATTAAATAGGTTCCGGTTCGGGCCTGAACAGTGGTCATCGTGGTTCCACGGTCAACATTCTGCAATGGGATTGATGAAAACCAAGAAGCAGTCAGGGAAGGCGAAAACCTTATCATATAGTAGTCTAAGTCGCAGTCAGTAACTCTTGTCCAGTTTATCTGTAGGGCCTCGTTTGTGACGTTTAGATACAGATCTTCAACGTCACTAGGCGACACTGTCTTGGACTCAGGCGTGACAGTGGTTGGGGTTACTCCACCAAGCGAGATCTTCGCACCAGTAGAGGACACACCCAGAACCTTGAAACTGTGTTCTTGGCCAATATAGCTAGTGCTTATGGTATATTCGAATGACTCCTTAGTGGAATAACCTGTCAACTCATAGCCACTGCCATTATCAACATATATTTCGTAAGTCTCAACGACATTATCAGTCGGAGCATACCACGTTAGGGAAACGTAATATCTGTAGTCGCCACCAGCACATGTGTAGCTTGCCTCTGATGTCAACTCTCCAACTTCACCTGGGGGGAGTTCTATCGATGATGATATCTGTGGAGAGTATGCAGGGAAAGGAGCACCTGATTCAGCGTCATGAATAGCGTTTGCTCTTTCCACTAAAAAGAGTGTGGCGGATAATTCGTCAGTTGGCTCTATCGATTTAACAATTGTATCAATGGTAACGCTATCAACTTCACCGAAGATAATAAGATCCCCGACGGCAGGAACTGTGCTATTTAACGTGGCAGAATCTGTTGAGTCCAGAGTCATTGTTCCGGTGACAATCTCAGAGACTCCCCTAAATGTATATCCATATGTTCCACCGACAGTACCATCAAAGGTGCTATCAATAGTTATTTGACTGCCCGCTACCGTTTTGACTCTGGCCGGTGTTCCACCAACTCTCATTACGTCATGCTGGAATAAAACGTAATCACCTCTGGTGCAAACTAAATTCTCGAAGTCAACGTCTATCCTTATTGTTTCTTGCCGCAGCAGGCCCTGTGCCAACATGTAGCGACCATATCTCCACGCCTGTTCGTCGTTAGTGCAGGCGAAGGTGTCCATCTCCTCAAAGGTTATGGCAGTATCTTCGTCATACCCGTCAGAGTAAACCACCTTCTCCTTAACACCCCAGTCTGAAAAAGAGTCAACATATTTCATCTTCAAGGCGTGGGGGATGTCAGCATAGTTTCTAACTGAAGAAAAGTTGCTAGTATTTCTCGGTGTGAATACCTGGACGGGCACAGTCTTGGTCTTGTCAACTAAAACGCCATAGTTGCCACCATACATATTTATGCCAGCATTGGCTGAATTGGACACTCTGCTTAGGATATTGGAAAGAGTTGTTTTGTAATCCAGAATAAAATTACAAGTGTACCTTTTAGTGTCAAAAGTCCCGCCACCGTGTTTAGAAGGATATTCGTCACAATAATTGGCCCATTCTAATAATGATGTTGCGTCAAGCTTACTTAAGGATACCGCTCTTTTGTTTACTTCCCCAGTCAATAGATCGGCAAACACCCATGCAGGATTGTTTGTTTGCCTCAATTCCCACGCCGACCCTGTCCATGCGTGAAGAACTGAGTTAACCACCCCAGATAAATTCTGAAGAGTCCCGTTAAGTTGATCGGTTGCTTTTATTTTCACTTCACAGAAAGTGTGTCGCTTCTCAGTAATTACTGGAGAATCATCAAACCTTGTAAGCAAGGCAGACCATTGCATGTCGTCTAGAACCCTATAGCTATAGCCACCAAAACTTCTTAGCCTAGTAACTCTGACTTTTACATTATTTGTAGTCTTTGGCCTAAAGCTTGCTGTTATGTAAGTGAGAGCCTCAATATCTTTTGAGTGTGAAATGGTCCCAACGTTTGTGTTCTTGAAAACATTGTTATATGGGGCCGTTGATGATGATCCAATGAGCGTCCAGCTCAAATCATAATTTTTATATACTGTTGTAAATGGCAGGTTGTACGGGAAAGTTTCATAAATTGTGTATTTGTAAACGCCACCACCCATATCACTCACTGTAGATATCTTTCCAATGTATGTGTTGCCGTGATTAATTATCGAGTTAGCAAGTATTGCTTGCTCGGAATAAAATGTATTCCCACCCTTCTCTAGTCCCCACGTCTCGGACACCGCTATTCTCGGCTGTCTAAATTTAGGGTAATAATAATTAACAGTTTCTGATAATTTTACAGATCCAGTATTTAAAATTGTAATATTTGTAGCTGCTCCCTCGTAGCCATTGGATTCCCAACTATAACAATGGTTAATATCGCTAATGCTATACCAATTTTCTGTTCCAACTTCTGCGAACTCTATGTCAATCTCTACCGTTCTCGCGCTTGTTGATCCATTGGTTCCATAAGTTGTCAAACCCCTTGGAAATGCCAGTATAAGGCTTATGTGTTGCTGCAACCCATCACTGTTCTCGTTGGCATTTCTCACTGCCTGGTATTCTACAGGGAGTGCTCCGGCGTCGTCTTGATTTTTATTTAATGCTACCGTAAAATTTTCTTGACTAGAAACTCCACGATATAAAGTAAATTCCTTGTTAAGTGACTTGTCCCAATCCCCTTCGTCAACATCCGGTCGGTTTGGATCAACAAATCTATAAGTAGCATCAAAGTAATCTCCAACTAAAGTGTCGCCAATTTTTAAATCTGAAACATAATTAGGCCCTAAACCAAAGTCATATATGCAATGGAAATACTGCACCAGCTCACCAGTATTTGGATCAGCCTCAACCTCAATGTATGGGTTCGCAACAATTGTTGGAAACATCCTATGTGACCCGTACACCTTTGGAACCGAAGCGTATTTTTTCATCTGGTTGGATTGACCAGTTATATTATAAGATTGGCTAGAAGAATCTTCGTACCCAAGCCCAATATTGCCTAATCCATCCAGGCCAACCAGTATCGGTGGAAGTAGTGCATTGACGGCCAGAGTCGAGCCAATAGCAACTGCGGCCGGAACGCCATAAACCACCCATGGTGAAGCAGCACCCTTTGTTAAAACCATAGCCGCCACAACCGCCGCAGTGATTATGATTTGCTTAAACAACGGTCTAGAACTCCCACCGGCCAAGTGGATTGATATTAGAACATCCTGATCTTGTGGAGTAGTGACTGACCATAGGTCTCGATGGATCTTCTCGCCACCAAGTAAAATAATATAATATTCTTTTACCCTATCATCTTGTGAAGGCAGAGATGCCCAGAATCGATCAAATATCTGCTGCAAAGTCTCATTTCTATCATGAATAAAATCATACTCTTTCGAGCTAAGTGGATTTATTTTAATTCTGGCCATTTATATATTCCTTCAATTCTATTTTCCCAATGCCCAAATCGCTCAACAACACAGCCGATAGTCTTCTTGCTGTGCAAGAACCTTTCTTGATCTAAGTACACGCCTACATGCGCGTTGTGTCCCAGCACCGTAAATAATATTATATCACCCATTTGCGGATTCTTAGTTTTTTCAAAAAACACTTTCTGTCTCTCTATCTGTCCTTCATTCGCCTTGATGTCTTGTGGGACTATATCGTAAGCAGAAAGGTCTACTCCAAACGCATAAGCATAAAAGTCCTTAACTATATCCCAGCAGTCCTTTTCTTCGTAAGGGATACCTATTAGTTTAGGTAAAAATTCCAGGGAAGTTAGTTGGCGCATATTTCTCACTTGTTAATTCAGTGTTTAGAAAATCATCTAAGAATAACGTGGCCTGTATCCTACTGGCGTCATAGTTAACATTCTTAATAGACAGCTCAGATAGCTCCACCTCAACCGTGTCTGGATCTGACGCTAGAACAAGCTGGATTGTGACGTTTATATTCGTGTCAGTCACTGACCTTATTTCGTCAACTAACTCTCTGGAGACGTTGTCAAACTCTAGCTGAACCTTTCGCAGCGACTCTCCATCATCAACCGGCAAAGTCAACGCCAGGGGGAATGGAAGGAAAACATTGCCGTTAGAGGTCACCTCTTCCGTGTTATTAACTAAGTATAGGGGAGCATCCCAATCATCATGGTCTAGAGTGAATAAAGATAGAAACGGATCATCAGACTGTTGAGCATATAATTGTGCAAGTAAATTATTAGAAAGATCTCTCATGGAATTTGCTCCCACGTCATTGATACCTGAACATATCTTCCACCCATGGGGATCATTCTGGGCGGCGAGGTGAATCTAAACTCTTCCTCTACGGCAGTGAAGGGGTGATCATAATTAAACGTCAAAGATCCACCGGCCAAAGTTGTTTTGAAAAAGTTATATAGAGTGCTGTATTCGTCGAGGTCAAGGGTTATGGTTACTGAAAAAACATCTATCCCCTTCGTGAACCTTTGCCTGACCTTGTCTAGACCAATGCCCATTGTAGATCTAATGGCCGTTTCTCCAAAGCCGTGTTCAAATCCAGCCTCATTAACTTTATCCTGAAGTGTCGATGGGAATGTTTCTGCCATTATGCTCCTCTTCTGTTAAGACCATATACCTGCTTAAATACTTTATCCATTCGCCCTTCGCCAATAGCAGATGATACTTTGTTTACTACAAACACATCAATTTGCTTTTCACCATTTGGCCCAGTCGATTCCTCTGTCTTTGTCTCTGTGTCAGTTGAGTTGTTTATAATATTAACAACGGTTCCACCGCCGCGAACCCCTAATCGTCCCTGAGAATCTCTGGCCAAAGGCATTACGGCTTCAGGGCCATCTTCACCCATTAGCCCAGTACCATTTGCCATTGGGAATACCGTTGGTGAACTAACTACACCACCTTTCGCAAAAGGTAGAATATTCCCGTCACTAAACAGCCCGCCCTTTGCCACCGTCGCCTGACGGGGGGCCGTGGTTGTGTTGCTAAGATCATACGTTGGAGCCTGTGGCGCGAAGGCCGATGTTGCAGCTCCGGCCAGCGGTCTTATAATTGCCATCCTGATTATGACTCTGGTTAGGTCATCCAGTATTGCTTCGGCAAATTTTCTAAATTCAAACTTACCCTTTTTCACAAAGTCAAACAGCCTATCCTCAAGATTGTTGAAAGCGTTATTGACTACTCCAGAAATTTGCTTAGCTAAAGTACCTATGGCATCAGCGGCACTTTTTGCTCCCAATTCAATCCCAGCAAATGCTCCCTCACCTCTAGTTAAGTTCTTGAACTCTTCATTTATTTTTTCAAATGCGTCAGTGAATTCCTTTATCGATATTTTCCCTTTCGTAAATTTCGCATATAGCTCATCGATTCTTATTGATCGAACACCATAAGCATAATCCCTTCCAGCCTTTATACCTACAGCAAACTGTCTATTTAGCTCGCTAAAGGCACCAACGACACCTTTGCCACTTCGGCCCTTAAGAAGTGCATCGAGAGCACTTTTGGTAGCGGCGGTGATTCTATCCATGAAATCTTTCATTTTATCACCAGGAGCCTTGTCCATATCAGCCACTTCTTTTCTTAACTTCGCCATTTCCTCTTTTGTAAGCCCAGTCGCATTTGCCGTGCTCAGAAGAACTCTGGCTATCTCTCCAAAAGTTCCGGCGGCAGGACCAAATATTCCCAGGAACCTAGTCCAGTCAATAATGGCTTGCTTTGTCGATGCACCAAGGCCGGTGAACGATTCTATTAACTCATAAAACGTTAACTTCATTTTCTTAATATTTTTCGAAACGTAAAACGCGGCGACCCCAACAGCTCCTAGCCCAACCAAAACGCCAGTCAGAGGTAGGTTAACAGCACCAAAGGCAAGAGCTGCGGCAGTCAAAGAGGCACCTAAACCAACTAGAATATCATCAAAGTTTTCCAGGGCAAACCTGGCAACGCTAGCAAACTTCACACTTAGCTTGAATTCCTCATTAAGCTCTTTGAGCTTTATCTTCACAGCATCAAAAACAATAATAGTGGTCTGTTCAAACGTTTGATTTAGAAACCCAGCCTCAGTATTCAATGCCTTAAAATTACCAAGAAGGGCCGACAGTATCTTTTCGTTAGTGAGCTTGCCTTCCTCACCCATTTTCTTCAACGTTCCCTTCGCTACATCCATTTTGTCGGCAAGCAGCTGTGTGTATTTCGCATTACCAAGCATGATTGCTCGCAATTCTTGCCCCTGGATGCGACCTAGTGATAGGGCCTGGCCGAATTGCAAAAATACCGACGCAGCTTCTTGCGCCGCAGCACCAGATAATCTCAGAGTTTGCTGCATGGCCAACACAATCCCTAAAACTTGTTCGGAATTAAATCCAAGGTCACTTGTCGCAACGGCAATTTTGTTGTAAGCGTCACCAAGCGTAGAAATGCTTGACTTGACAAACCTCGCACCTTCGGCCAAATCATAAAAGGCCACCTGAGCTTCCTTAGCACTACCTGTAAATATTTTTAACCTGTCTTGCATTAGCTGAAACGTGTCCATTGTCTGTGCGATAGACCTTATCCCAACTGCTGCGAACATTCCTATAAACGCATTTCTAACAGTGTTCATCGACCCAGACATCTTTTTGACAGACCTATTGAGTCGATCGAATTGCTGAGACATCTTCTTAAGGGCCTTGTCACTCGTCTGGACAACGACTTTAATTATCTTTGTTCTTGTACTAGCCATTTTCTTTCTCGCAATGCTTTAAGAAAACTGCATCTAGTCTTCTCATTAGATACACAAATTCCTCTATATCTTCATTATAGATTTTAGCAAATTCTGCTATTGCTGTAAAAGGGATAGGCCCAACGCCCATTCCATTGTTCCTGGTCGTACTTAATTCCCAAAAACAGTCAATGTAATATGAAAATGCTGATATTTCTGGCTCCCTGTCCTCTTCCTTGATCTTATTCTTAACGAGGAGCTTGTTATAGAAGTCAATTTTTTGACCCCATTTGAGTTCCCATCCCAACCGGGAGCAAATTAGTTTCCCAGGTCTTCTCGGTAATGGTCAACAGTCTGCGAATGTTCAACAAGGGTTTCAAATAGCTCTGGCAGTTCTTGAAACAGCCTAAAAGCAGCTTCCTTGCTGTACTCCACCAACTCACCATCCAGTTCGACTCCTTCCCAACTGACGAGGCAGGCATCGATAAAGGCCTTTTGGTAGATCTCGCGTTCCTTGCTTTCAGGAAGAAGGTTTCGCTCAATCAGTCTAGCATGTGGCTTATAGTATTTAACCATGGCCTTTTTTACTTCTGAATTTGAACCGCCAAACCTTCTAACTTTAAAGCGTATGCCTTCGGCAATCTCGAAAAAGACTCCTTCTTTTTCAAGGCTGGAATCAGACTTAAACATTTTATCAAGATTGCTTGCCATAAATTATCCCCTAAAGATTCTTAGTGGAGCTTCGCCACTTGGACCAACTTTGGCCACACCGCTCATGCTCATTATTACGTCTTCATTCTGACCCGCACTGGCGGGATCGTCAAACGTTAGCTGTATAGCAGGCATATAAAAAGCGTAGAACCCATCAGCGTTCTTAAGAACAAATCCTATCGCAAAACTCTCCTGAGATAACTTCTTGGCCATAAAGTTCCAGTTACCATCTGCTAAGTATGCAGAAAGAGAGACGCCTATTTGTGCAGTACCTTCTGAGTAGTCATTCGGTGCTGGTGTTCCAATACATGTCTGCGGTGTGAGATTGTTATTGAGATTGATATTGACTGATTGTATGCAGAATACTGACTCTCCAAATGAGCCCGATGCGGAGTTGGCTATGAATGGCATATCAACAGATCCATTCAAGCTATTACTAGTGGCCGCAGAATCGATTGTTCTTCCATTAGTCATGAAATCACCAGCAGCACTCACTGCTTCATATCCGTTGCCCATAAAGTTGAAAGTACCCGTGATAATACTTCCGTAAGAAGCATCTATAGTGAAGCCTGACGAGATTATCCCATTGTAATTAATGGCCTTGGTCGTTAAATCAAGAAAGGCTTTTTCCATTGCTATCGATGTCTTGGTTGTTCCGATTTCCATCTTGTCAGCAACCTCAAAAGTCGTTCCACCAGACTCAGTGATAATATCATCTGGTGCTATGATGGCCAGCTCAGTCGCACTATTGATCGCTCCTACCATTACTTGAGTGTTATTCTCGGTGTTCGTGAACCCGGAAAGAGTTAAGACATCGCCAGCTACCACGTCAGAGTTCCAGTCGCCTGACGCCCTTGTTAACGTCAGCCCAGATGCATCTATGTCCAAAGAAACAGAGACTGGGGTGTCTTCTACCCAGTCACTATACATTGCACTTTTGAACAAAAGATCTAAGGCGTCTTCTTTGGCCAACTCGAAGTTCATGTCGCCACCAACAGTCAGGCCAGTCACAACCTGGCCACTAGAGGCCCTGTCGGTTCTTATTTGCTGACTCTCTGTTGTCTCTGGAGATCCAGACAGCGAATCGCTGGTAAACCTAGCGGTCTTGAAATTTCCTGAACCTGGGGTTGAACCATATGTCGATTCCTCTATTAATGCTATTCTGACTTGGTTACTACTTGACATGGTGCGTCCTCCTAATATTATTTGCCTTTAAATGTTTTCAACCTTTTTATCATAAATTGTAGTCCCTATAGTAGCTGACCACAACCGAAGCCGAAACCCAACCGCCCTCGAAGTCTAGTGTAGCACCAAGCTCAAAGTTTGGCGGGCTAACGTTTTCAATAATGATATCATTAATTCGCTGACCGCGAAAAGCATTTCTTATTGTTTCGGATCTGGAGAGTATTCCTGTATGACACCCGATAGTTGCCATGGCCACTATATGCAAATATACTGCCCCATATTCCCGATAGCACCCCTGAGAATTGTCTGCTCCAACGTTGATGGGCAGCTCCTCGTTCCCAATGAACTGCATACCTAGCCAACTGTCTTCATACGAGACCCCAACAGCATTTAGAACATCTTGCAGTTCGTCATAAACTCCAGTTAAGTCCACAAGCGTTTCGCTGGCCAAATCTGTCCCGACAAAGTTTGTTATCTGTGTTCTGACATAGGAACTACTCACTGGATTATCCCCCTGCTTGATATAATAAATTTTATCGAAGGGTATATATAATGGCTACCCTTACGCTTTTTATTGAGTGGATGATATGTCGTCCGAAACGTTTTGCCGTTTACGGTGGACGGGATGCGTATGCCACTAGATCCACCAACCCATTCAAACTTGAGAACTTTCTCAGCTACCTTAAACTTTCTCCTGACGGCCCTGGCGGCAAGCATGTAGACACCATTTGGCTGTCTGACCTGGTATAATCTGCCGCCGTTTCTGCCCTTCTTGTGCTTTGACCACTTCGACTTAAAAATATTACCACTCTTGGACCCTCTCATTCCCCTAAGCTCTAGCCTGGAAGCATAGGGAGTGACATTAACAAACCTCACGTTTGATCCATCTCGTAGGTCTGCCTTTTTTAGCCATGACGCTAGACCGAAAATGTCTTTAGCAACTAGTTGGCGATTGTGATAAACATAATTGGCCACCGAGAAAGTCCCACTGACTATTGGCGATCTCCCACTTATAGCTTTGTAGGCATATAGTAGTGCCTCACCTATATCTATTCTTGAATAATATTCAATTTTGCCAAACGGTTTAACCTGCTCCTCTGGAACGTCCCACTTGTTATCAACTCTAACTCTTGGCTTTTTGTCAAATCCTAATTTCTGTTCCTCAATCAAGGCGACGTCAGCTATATCGATATGTTTTGTTTTTATAAATTTATTTATTTTTTTAATGTCGTCACTATTAAGAACACCACCACTGGTCTTCTTTCCATTCACAGTAATGTCAAACGCTATCGACATTATTCAGTCCTAATCCTGTAACCAACTATTTCACCAAGAACAACCATGTCTCTAATCTCTTTGATTGTAGACACTCCAAAGTCATCATCTATAAGTTTATCCCCGCGCTTAGGAATAATTTCTAGCTCATCTTTATCAATAACGAACTCTCGACCAAAGGTGACCGTGTCTTCAACGTTCGACATTTGCCTAAAGTAATTAGACGGTGCGACACTTATAGATGTTTTATCACCAGTCGAAATATCATGGTATGTAACAGTCCGAGCTTGCATCGACAGAATTAATTTAAAAGCAGACTTAAGAGACATAATTTTCCTTTATTTCTCCGGCCAACGGCCGCTCACTTCTAAATGGATCAAGAACGTTGACGTAGTTACCTAGCAGCATCCCAAATCTAACATTTCTCTCGTTGGCCTGTAAGGAGTAGTCAAAGTCAACTGCTATCGTCCCTGGGATGGAAACCCTTTGCACATCATTTCCGAACCCAACCTCGATACCATTTGCTTTCTTATTGTATCTTTCCTCAACCAACGACTTAACCACAGATTGCACCTCATAAGGCACTGTCGAGTATCCAGCATTATAAATAACCTCAATACTTGAGTTTAAGCCTAGATCTTCAAACCATGTTCTGACAACTCCTTCATCAAGCCTCACAAGCCTTCCAGTGTCTGACTTTAGCCTGTACTGGTAAGTTTCCAGGGCCGTCTTGGTATCAACCCCTAACGATGTTGATACCGTCTTGACTGACGCTATCGAGTTCACTGGGTAGTGATAAAGATAGAAAACAGAGTCCTCATTGAAATCTGTGTTGTGGTATAACTGCGTCCAGTCGGCGGCTTCGAATTTTCTTCCACAATAATTTTCCACAGCAGAAGAAATCAAGTTAAGCTGCTCAGTCAAGAAGTCGTCATAGCTTGCATCAGCTATGCCAAGATATGTTTTCATGTCTGCTAATGAGACTAACATTGTTCACTCTCCTTATTTAGCTCGATCTCTCAGATCTTCTATTGTGATTGCATTTTGCGGATCTCGAATAAATGTAATAGCGAAGCTTCTACCAGGGCTTAAATCATCCGGGTTAATTACCTTGACAATCCATCCAAGTTTAAGCCGTCTAACGAACATGTCTCTAGTGACTTTTACCCATCTCATTAGTACACCTCAAACTTGGCACCGCCTGCCATAAGCACAGCGCCATCTGTATTATTGACTAATTTTATTTTTAACTTCGTGCTACCGTCTCCGGGAAACTCGCAACAGAAAGGGATAACCCCCTCGGCCCAAATAACCCAGACAGGAGTATCGCCCCATAGCAGCTCGATATGGGTATTATCCGCTATTGGACTATTACCACTAAAACACTTAACCCCAACAGTCTCACCTACAGCAGCGGCGGTATCCTGTTCTACTGTCGAAGTAGTGCTAGCTGCTACTGACTCGCATTTATGTAATGTACCCATTAGTATGCACTCTCATAAAATAATATGTTTGTAGTTATCTCGTTTCCAGGGGATAAAGATTTAAACCGTAGCAAATAGTTTAACCCACGTTTTAAAACCCACTCTTGCCTAGCGCCGGTGTTGGCTGTTTTTGCTCCACCAGTAGCACCACCTAAAAAACCCTCTAGCTGTGTGCCGTTATCGGTAACCGTTACTAGATATTTGATATTAACATCGAACGTATTAGAGCTATTTCTATTTCTATTGTATACCAAAGAGTTGGCACTAGAGCCGCCGGTGTAAGTAGGTGACTCGTATAGGCCTACCTCAATGTCGTCAGAAGATTGTAAATCAAAGGTTATATGCACATCACTATCCGCATCGCACTCAAAAATAAATCCTATCTCGTTATTAAGCGCAAACGTGTCTGCTCTGTTAATAGAGAATAGGTCGCCATCGTGAATTTTTTGATGTAAAAACTGAATTGCATTTACATAAAATGGTAGACTATTTGATATGGCCACCTTTAGAGCGTCGCTAATGTTTCCGATCTTAGTGCCGTCAGTGTCACCTTTTATCTTAACCCATCCCTGAACCCATCTGAAAATTCCACCTATATTCATGCTTCACCTATCTCGCTTTTTGTAAGATCATCATCTGTGTATGTGTGGTCAATCGTTATGGTTCTCAGCACTGTTGTGCCATCACCCGTGTCATAAATTTTAATGACTTCCTTGGTGATTTTATCACCAGTATATGTAAGGTCGTTCCTGGCGAGCCTATTGGCGACTGTCTGATTTATTCCATTAAACGTTTCGTATGATGTTATGTCACCGCCAGCACTGTATGTAGGCTTATATGAATAATCTGGATGAATTGAGCGAACTACACCACCAGTCTTCTCGATCAGGTGTGAGTCAAGACCATTGAAAGAAAAACCTTTCCCAGCAATATAATCTGAAGAAATGTTTGCCTCTTCTTGATACCCAATCTCTGTATCGTTTCTTTGTAATACTGCTACTTTTACCTTATCTACCATAATACAAGGGCGGGAGCTACCCGCCCATTCAGCTTATGCGTTCTTCTTAACAAATCTGTTTTCTACATGCATCACACCTGAGTTTCCAACAACTCCAGTTTGCCAAATAAATTGACCGGCCGTTGCTGGGATAGTGGCAGTATGTTGCGATCCATCCCAATAGACTGGATCACCAGCAGATGCAGATCCGCCAAAGGTTAATCCGCTCACAATTGTATCATTTGCCAAAACCTTAACTAAGCTTCCCGCTGCTACTGTTGACAGTGCAATTCCAATAACTCTCTGACTTACACTAATAGTTGTATAAGAACTTACTTTGCCCGAAGCTCCACTCACAACAGAAGTTCCAGAAATATAGACCGGATCACCCTTCGTCACCCCGCCTGTTCCGGCTTCGTAATTAACTCCATCTTCACCAATGAGACCATACAGCTCCTGCAAAGCTCCTTCAACCTCAGTTTGATCAGTGTATGCACCAGAATCTAATATCGGCAAATCCCCTGCCGAGACTTGACCGGCCCCAGTACCCCAATCAATCATACTATCTTTAACTTTATCCGCACCAATGGTAAATGCACCAGCGTTGTCAACTGTAACATCTCCACTTGACGTAACATAAGTTGGGACTCCAGATCCGTTGCAGACGATGATCTGGCCATCAGTTCCAGAAGCAAGCTTGCTTAACGCTATCGCTGCACTTGTGCTAATATCAGCGTTAACAATAACCTCTGAACCAATCGCTGCCACGCCGGTGTTACTCAAGGTAACGTCGCCTGACATTGTCACAGCCTGAGCTATGTTGGTCGCATCACCAACAAATATTTGGCCATCTGACAAGTCTTGTTCGCGTAGAATATCCGACGCCTCAGTATTATCGATAACGTCAATATCTGCCGCGCTCGGTGTTGCCGCAGTTAGCACATCCTTATTGAAATAAATCGAGTCACCAACATTAAGCTCATATCCAAGATAAGTCCCAGCGACACTTACTTTATAGAAGTCTCCCTTGAAGTTATCCTGAGCATCAAAATCAGGTGACGGCGTATCTGCATCGAACACGCCTTTATAGTCAAGCAGTCCAGCGACGTGACTATCAATCTCATCGTCAACATATTTCTTGTCCACCAGCTCAGTGTCGGCAGAGAAACTTGGATGTGACGAATAAGACACCTTGGCAGAATAGTTCCTGCTTCCGTCACTAAGACTATATTGAGTGTGATCATCGTCACCAAGACCATTGAGATCATGGTGCTCTATCGCACTAGAGTCAATCATCGAGCTAGGGATCACCCCTGATCCGTTTAATAGTAGTGGTTTATTTTCAGATCCCGCTCCACCAGTTGCAGCATAATCAGTTGATTCATAGGCCTGCGATTCATAGGTTAGGCCATCAGCACCCATATAAAAAAATTTCTGACTCATTTATCCTTCTCCTTAGATAATATAATTTCACCAGTGTCGGGATGAAAACCCCAATTATCCGGCAATTTAAGACGCTCCTTGATCTCTTTCGAGATCTTTTCAGTTTCGGCCTCTTTGGCCTGGTGTTCTTTTCTTTTCTCACTAAGGGTAGATCGCAGTTCTGATAGTTCTTTGTTTTTTAATGTATATTGAGCACTCAATAGCTCAAGCTGAGTCTTCGCTTTTTGTTCCTGAAGTTCGATAATCTGAATCGCCTGGACTCTTATCTGGCCTTCAAAATAAGACCTTCCCATCAACCCAAGTTCATCGGCCGTTAGGCTCTTTTGGCCTTCAACACTCTTGGATTTATTTTTCTTCAACCCGACAACTTCAGCATCTTTCTTTGTCATGTCCTTACCACCCTTTCACCTTTCATGAAAACAAATCGTTCACTGTCGAACGGTTGACCTAACTTCAGTCTAACATGGCCCGTAGTAACTGGAACAGTCGTTGTTAACGCACCTGCCACTGTATCACTCAAGAAATACTCTTTTGTTTCGTCTAGGCCAGTGTAATGATCTAATGTTACCCCCATAACCCTTACGTTACAAGTTGTATCATTAAGCTTCT